GAACGGACAAATGTGGGGCGAAATGCTCGATGTTCTAAAGGACATTGGAGGTTATTTGGCCAAGGCAGATACCGAACAAACTCGTGCCAGTATCGACAAGGCTCCGAAAGTTTCTGAAGACCAGAAACCTATTAAGGGTGATAGCGATTTAGTGCATGGATTTGCTCCTGGTAAAGGCGTGGCTAAGTCCTTACGCAAGGGAATGGATGTAGATATTCCAGAGGAAGGAAGTGAGAATGAGAGTTTTACTCCTCAGGATGAGGAATCTTCAAAGTTTGCCAAAGAGTTTGGTGAAGAAGAGGAAGGCTATGGCGATGAGGTAGAAGATGATGGGATGGGTGGAGATGATGAGTACGCTGAGGAAGAGGAAGAAGAAGAGGAAGAGGAAGGCGAAGGTGGCGAAGGTGAACCTTCTATGGAAGACCTGAGTCAACTAAAATCACTCCTGAAAGATATTCGCAAGTCTCTTATTCAACAGGCCAGACCTACTGTTGCTAGCAATAGTGGCATGATTAGTAAGGCAGACCTGAAAAAGGCTATACAGCCTATGATTAAAGAGGAAGCTCAACGTATGATTCGCAAGATGGGATTTAATCCCTCTAGGCCAGATATCGTGCGTTTTGGTGTTGAAGATAGCGGAAACGTTATTAAAAAGAGTATGGATAGAGAGAAAGCACAGGTAGATAAGAATGTAGAGACGGTGGAACAATTGTCTGGGTTGTCTTGGCAGAAGTTGGGACAGATTCGTGAGAATCTTGGACAATTTAATCCTTTTTACAAGTAATTAACAAGGAGGTTAAGATAAAATATAATGGCTAATGAAATGTCGTTAGGCGAATATTTAGCTCAGGCTCAGAGGAGCATGGGTGGTGGTCAGTTTGGTAGGGTTTCTGGACCGATGACGGGCTATATGTTTGGGTCTGACGCACTCCGTAAGGGTACACCTGTTGGTGGAGGAACTTACCTAGACCTTGCACAAAATACGTTCACAGCAACGTATGGTAAAAAGGTTTGGGATGCTTTGAACAACAAGACCGTTACATTCAACGCAATTAAAAAGGTTGATTGGGGTCCTACAGTAGGTTGGAGACTGAGGACAGATAGAGGTGTTGGTAGGTCCAGTCCTGTGACTGAAACTGGCAACCTTCCTGTAATCGATGTTTCTAACTATATTGGTGTTTATAGCTATCCGAAACAGATGGTGACAACTTTCGGTGTGAGTCTGAAGGCTCAAGCGGTATCAGCCCTTGAAGGCGGTATCGGGAATCAATTCTCTGTGGAGCAGGAAGCTTCATCTCGTGACCATGTCAAGGAAATCAATGGCGAAATCATGTCTGGCTCTGCGTATCTATGTTCTGGTGGTAGTTCTACTACTGCTGTCATAGGTGGAAGTGCCACAACTGGTTGGTCCTTGGTTAACAACTTCCATATTGGTGATACTATTGGTGTCTGTCGCACAGATACTCGTACTATTGTAGCCAATGATGGTAGTCCTATTACTATTAGTGCTATTACTCCTTCAACTGGTACTATTACCTTTAATACACTTGGGGCCGTTGTAGCTGATGGTGAAACTATATTCATCATATCCAGAAATGGTGTCACAGCTCTGGAAGACTCTTGTGCTACTACTGGTATGTCAGTTGGTGGTGTTCATGCCGATGTTCAGATTTATAATCTGACTGGTACGGCTCGTACTGCTGGAACTTATTCAGCAGGTGCTAATACTGCTCCGTATAACAACGGTGTTGGCAGAGACATTACCCTTCCTTTGGTTGATAGTGGTTTCCAGACCATTCGTCAGAATGGTGGAGAGCCCAAACTTATCGTAACTGGTCTTGACCAGTATGATAACTTCAACCAGCTTCTACAGGCACAGCAGAGGTTTGTAGACGTTACTGACTTTATCGTTGGTGTTGGCGATGACAGAACATATCCTGGTACTAGGGCTGGTTTCCAGCTTGCTACGTATAGGGGTGTTCCTATTCTACCTGACCCTGATACGGCAAAGTCCCTAAGTACTGGCGATATAGTACTTGGTTCCAACTTCTATATGCTCGATACAGATTATCTGGAACTGGCTGTAATGTATCCTACTCAATACGTTGAGAATAGGGACTATTTCGCAGCTAATGCTCTGGTTATTCGTGGTATGTTTATTACCATGATGGAACTCAGGGTGCTTCGTCCAGATTTAATGTACAGCATCTGCGACCTAAATACCTAAAGTCTAATACAGTTTGGCCATACCTTAAAATGGTAGGTAGGATAATCCCACGAAGCGTGGCTCATAGGAAAGGTGGAAGCCTATGGGATATAAATTATAGGAGGCTTTAATATGGCAGATACTACAATTACTTCAGTTACACCTATTACAGGTGGAAATACCGTTTTTGGAAACAAAAGAATTGTTATTGCAGACATTCTTTTTGATGGAGGTACGTGGCCCACTTCTACAGGAGTTCCTTTGATTGCTTCTCAATTTGGGCTATCTGGGCTAGATGCAGTAGTTATTACAGGCAGTTCTCAAGCTAATTATAAATGGGCATCAAATACTCTACAGGCTTATGTAAGTGGTACAGCAGGAGCAGCAATGGCGATTAAAGCCGTTGTAATTAGTGAGACGATAAGAGTTATGGCGATAGGCTATGGCCTTAAATAAGGAGTGTGAATAATGGCAACAGTAATTACGTCAGTAACTCCTATTCAAGGTGGCTTTACAGTTTTCGGAAATAAAAGAATATGTATTGCAGATATTGTTTTGTCTAGTAGTACTTGGCCTACTGGTGGCCTTCCTTTAGTTGCTTCTAGATTTGGTATGACTGGATTAGATACTGTTCTAATTTGTGGAGGTTCCAAAGCACAGTATAATTGGGCAGCAAATGTCTTGCAGGCATACATTAGTACTACAGCAGGTTCGGCAATGGCTGCTGCAGATGGTGTAAATGTTGCAGAAACTATTAGGGTCGTAGCAATTGGATATGGTCTAACATAAGGAGCGTAAAATATGGCAGGTTATATTAAAGCCGTACAAACTATAGCAGATGACCAGACGGAAGTTGCTACAAAAACTCAACTATTATTGGATGCTGAAGAGATAGACTCTACTGAAATTACAAAATTTGAGGTTACGACCTTTGGTGCCAATAAGTTTTTAATTACAATTTTGTACGATTCACTTCGTGAGCTTAGAAGTTTAGTAAAAAGCTTTGGATTAAAGATAGTTACACCAAGTAAGAAACTTGCATTTAAACGGACTCTTTCTGTTACAATGGGGTTTGTTTCTACTCTTACAGAGAAAAGTAAAGATGTTGGAAATAATATTACTGCTAAATTAGGATTTGCTCTTGTTTTTAAACCTAAATTATCAACTAAATTAAATACTAAAATTGGATTTAAAACAATCGCATTTTCTTGGGCAGTACCAATTATAAATAGAAATCTTACTAAGGCTACAGGTTTGAAAGTAGCTTGGGCAGCTCTTTATAATGGCGTACCCATTACGTTATAAAGTTTAGGAGGAAAATATGGAAAGAAAAGTAAGTACTAAAAAAGCGGATAAAAAAGAAAAGGTTATAATTCCAGAGAAAAGAAAGTATTTGGAATGTAACTTCTGTCATGCAAAGGACTATGAGCAACATCATAAGGAATCAGGTTCTTCATGGTGCAAGACATGCGGAAGATGTTTTCCTGCTTTATGGAAAATTGAAGAATAGTTTTGAAAGTATGGCTTTACAAGGTATAATTATAAGTAATCGGAGGATATTTAGAGAATGGAAGTAACAACAGTATTATCGCCTTTTATGTCTTATGAACATAGGGATAAAGATGGGAATCTTATAGCTAAAGGCCATCAATTTATGCGAAGAGGTGGAAAGCTTCATACTGTTCATGAGAATGATAAGGGTAAGAAATTAAAAGAAATTATACAGGATACTAAAACAGGAGCTTTAGTAGAAGAAATATCTTACGATGAGAAAGGAAAGACGCTTTCCCATTTTAAATATGAGAAAGACGAAAACGGTGAACACATTAAAAAGGAGGTAAAATCACTATGGCCGTGGTAAGTAATTCAGGATATACGGGTGTTGCAGCGAGGATGACCTATGAGTCAACTGAAGGCCCTT